TGACCTTGCGCGTTGGTAATACCCGCCGCTTGCAAGATGCCTTGCACTGCGCCTGTTGGACCACCACCGATCATGCCCATGGCTGCGCCCTGTCCTGCGCGTTGACGACCTTGCTGTGATGCAAACATATCTAATAGACCTGCGCCCTGCGCTTGTGGCGAACCGCCGCCCAGCGCACCAAGGGCCAAGCCTGCTCGGCCCATTGTAGAACCCGTCAGGAAGCTGCCGATCCCAGATTGAAATGCGTCCTGCATAGAACCGCCACTCAACAGACTACCAAGTCCGGAGCCAAGGGCCGCAGCTAGAGGATTACCCCCACCTGCAACCATGCCAACGAGTGCGCCAATCGAGGAGAACAGATCGCCCGTTTTCTTTTCTGTTTGTTTTTCTTCAGCCATCACGCCTCTCCCGAAATCGCTTCTGGGGCAGTTACAGTAATACTTGTGCTGCGCCGTTCCTTGCCTGTCCAAGATTCCCCGCAGTCGGGGCAGTTGCCTGTTGGATAAGAAGCAATTTCTTCTGGCGTGTCTACTGCGTTGTCGCAGTTTACACAATGCACTGTATCAGAACTTGTCGAAGGTTTCCACTTCGAACCGTTTGCCATTGTTAAAATAGTATCGCTCATGATGTTGTCACCGTAACTGAACCAACCCCACCTGTCCCAGCAGATCCACGGACATGAGGTTTATTGCTTAATGTAATCTTAACAAAACCGTCTTGTTGAAACAATGCCCCTGTTTCAAGGCCACTGTCGTCTGTTTGCAGGTCTGTTAAAGTTAGTTTTGTCGCCCGTTCTTCACCAGGGTTTTGCTGCTGCTGCATATATGTAGCAAAACTCCGCGTTAGGTTCGCGAAGTATGCTTGGTCGTATTCTAATGGAGGGACCGCAAAGTAGGGAAGGATCTGGTTCCGAGACACTATCGCCTCCCGTCAGGCCGGATATCCAACCTTGGCGACCCTAACCTCCAGCCTACGCCTGCATCATCTGACTCTACCCGCATCGCAAAGCTACGTCCACGCAAACGCAGATGCACCTGGTCGGTGAACTGCTCAACAGGAACAGATGCAGACTTGGTGATCGCCTTCTCTGTAGACTGCAAGTAGTCTCCGCCAGGGAAGTTACGGGTCTTGATTGTAAAGTTTGCACTTGGACTTGCAGCCGTAGAATCACGGAACGTCAAGTCAGGTATCAACCGCTTGATAAACGCAAACTGATCGCCGTCGCCAATGTCGATCTGACTAGATTCGATGTATGCTGTGATAGCAGATCCGTCGCCATCGAACCCTGACTCTTGTGTGTACAGGTAATTCCCTGGTCCCGCCGCAATCGGATTGTCGAAGATACCACGGTCCATCCAAGCGGTACGAGGCAACGTGCCGTAATACCAGATGTTTTGCTGATAGTTATAAACAACGTAGCGATCATTGGTGTCACTACTTTCGGAGGGGTAGAACCACCAAACTTCAGAGAACGCCGTGTTAGTTGATGCTACGATCTTTTCACGTTGGCCCAAGTTGATGTCGTCGAAGACGTAATCCCGTACGGTACAAGGTAAACGCTGCACAGTACCACCGTAGGCATAGAACTCTTGCTGACCCATCCAGAACACGTTGTCCTCGACCGCTGCCGCACAAAGCGGACCCATCGTCGTGATGTTTTCTGAAATGTGGTCTACACCAAAGGTAAATGGTGGTCCCAAGAACTGCATCGCGTACAAGCTGTCGTCCGTGAACACCAAGATTTGTTGGCGCGTTTCAACAGCCATAACAATCTCAGACCCAGAACCAAGTCTAATTTCTCCAGCGTTATTAGTCGCAGTCGCGGCCCAGTCGGTCAAAGATTCTTGGTCCGAGAACCGGATAGCCAACGGGTCTTGTACCCCTGGATTGTCTTCGGTGTCGCAGCCAAACGCAATAACGTGACGATCACGATCTGACACCAGAACCTGCTTTGCTATTGTAGGTGTAGCATTTGCACCTGCCAAAGATGCAAGTTCCACGGCACGAGAAGATAGACCCGATGTTCTGTCCCAATAGTATATGTCGCCGTTACGGACGTTAATCAAAAGGTCTTCACCAAAGTTGTCGTGTGTCCAAACACGAAGCGTGGACGTAATAATAGGGGTTGATGCGGCAGACCCCCATGTGCCACGGCCCCAGAACCCAACACCCCAACCTGCACCAAAGGCAGATGTATCAAGGCCGACGTTTACCTGATAGGCACCCACGCAAGACGAACCACCGTTACCAGTATCAGAAGCGTTGGCGTTTACTTCAGTAGGCGTGATCACGCCATCGACGGTGATGTCTTGCAACGGAGTATCCGCAACACGGGCTGTAATCGTGTAGTTATTCTCGTCAACGACCTCAGTCACATAGTACTCTTGGTTCAGTACACCCGCTGTGATGTTGCCACCAAGACTTACTGCATCGCTAAACGTAACAAAGTCGTTGACCACCGCACCGTGTGCGGCATCCGTTACAGTAATTGTGGAAGACCCGTTTGTGGCGGAGAAAGTTACATCACCCGCAGCCGTAGTAGTACGGATAGGAGTAATGTCGTTATACAGACCACCGTCTTGGTTGATATAGTACTTGAGGTTTGTGCCGATGCCGATCAAACGGCTGTTGTCTAGGGTTGACCAGGGGTGCATCGCACGAGCAGAACCGAGGAACGAGCCTCCAGAAAACTTCTCCCACCCGCCAATCTTCTCTGGCATACCAAAACGAAAGCGGACCTTATCCACATCGAACCAACCACCTTCGTTGGTATACGAGGTGGTTTCTCTGTTTACTCCGGGCTTAAACTGTAGCTTGGTGAGAGGCATGGGGCATACTCCTAGTTAACAACAGTGTACATCAACTAGGCTTAGTAGGCCAATCCTCATCTGCTAAATGGGGCCAATTTGCGTGATCAGATAAATCGCGAAGCTCTTGACGGTATGTAGCCCATGCAGTTTTACCTGCTGTGTCCAACGGACTGTCATTCATTTGCGTCCAATCAGACTGTAGTAACAGTAGATCACGTTTGCCGCGCTGACGTTCTGCCCAATCAGCATCCACTTGTGCGCGATACGTTGTATTTTGTGCATCCACTGTTTGAACAACGCCGTCTTGATCGGTGTATTCTGCAAACACAGGACCAACACGATTAACTGTGACCCAGTTCCCTAATTCGTCTTGCTCAACACCATCTTCAAAACTAAACTCATATGGTGGCGTAAAGTCAGGTTGCGCTCCATTTAGAACCGCATCAGCCCCTAACTGTGACAATCGTTCTTTTGTTAGAACAGGCTCTAACACTGGTCGTGTTTTCGCCTTTTTATGCATAGAACGAAACGAGATTTCGGTCATTACCGCGCCCGTTTCTCTTATCCGAATCAAACCCATTTCGTATCCTTTCTCTTATGCGATTGCGTAGAAGATATAACTACCAGAACTAAAAGCAGAACCAAAGATAAATCCAGAGGAATCTGGTTTTATTAAGGTAGCAGAAGCTCTTTGAGCATCGCTGTTCAATAAGAAGTAGTTTGTAGAACTTGCCGTATATCCTGAAATCACATCTGTAACGCCCCAACTATTGGCAGAGTCTGTTTGCTTCCACATGACCCAACGCGCACCGTTCGTAAAGCCGCAATCTATTGTCTGATCGGAACCTGTACCTGTCAGAGTTCCAATTTTAGATATCCCTGCGACTTCTCCAAATAAATAACAGATATAACTCTGACCTGATTGGTTTACATCGCCTACTGAACCAACCGAAAACACGGAATCAGTTGGGTCCGTAGAGTTCCATAAAACATTACCGTCATTTTGCAATGCAAGCGTGGTGTTTAGTTCCATGGAATAGTCTGCTCCAGCAGAGGCGTGATATGTTTTCCAGTCGTTTGCACCGCTTAACTTACGAACCCACATCATTTTTGGAGCTTGTTGGAGTCCATGAGAAATTGTTCTCGCTGATCCTGTACCCTTGTACCAGACCATATCAAAAAAATGTGGGGCACGACGCCATTGATACCAAATGTTTGGAGTTCCATCCGTTTCTTGATAAAACCCTCGGTTACTGTCCCATTTTACCTCTCCCGCAGGAAGGTGTGATGATGCAGTTGTCGTATTTGTTTCAATATACTGCGTACCAAACATACGGTTAAAGTTACGCCAGTTGTCTTGTTGAAGAGAACTTCTGCCAATAACCATATCCACAGGGAAAAGTGCTTTTGAATACGCAGAAAGAAAATTCTTCTGAACATCAAACACAAGATTAGGATCGGTAGGCTTCCGTGTAGGACGGCCTATTGCCATGTAGTAATACGTTTTACCATTCGCGTTAGTGCCGCCGCCCGTGTTGTACATCCTGAAGCCATTAGGTAATGGACCCCAAGAGTAGTTAGTAAACTCCGCTGCGTCAGAGTTTGCACGGAGAAAGAACCCTTGGCTAGTATTGCTACTTTGCGGCAAGCCACGGAATATGTCGCCCATTTCCCAGTTGTTTCCTGAATCTGTAACGTTTTTAAGCATAATCCAAGACGGCTCCATACCAATGTCGATGTCTTGAATACTCCCTGATCCAGTATAGCTGCCCACCTTTACCATCGGAAGGTCTTGATCTGGACCAAACGATCCAGTCGCGTTGTGCGCAAATAAGTACGCGATATAGGTCGTACCATTGTTGTTTGTGTTGGTGTCCGCGCCAACGTAAAACTCTGTGTCTGTTGGTGTCTTACCGTCCCAGCCTGTATTGGTTGTCGTTAGACCATCCGTTGAATTTAACTCCATGCGCTGCGTACCTGTAAATCCACGCATCCAAACACGCCACGGACCTGTACCACTCCTTGACTTAACAATCAGCATGCCGACATCTGAACCAAGATCATGGGAAATTGCTCTAGCCGCGCCATTTCCCGTGTAGGTTACAGATGTAAAAAATTTATCAGCCTTTTTGAACGCCCATGAAGCGTATTTATTAGTGTTTGTGTTAGCGTAACTGTTATTTACGTCTAAGCTCCAACCGCTCTTGTTAAAGGAAATATTCCAAGAACTAATTCCTACTTCTTGGTTGGTAGAGTTTGAAGTTAACCATTTATCAACACCTCTTTCGCTGTCAATAAAACTATGTTCGTAACCACTACCACCTGTTGTTCTATTTTTTAACCAAACCAACCCGCCGTCACCCGCAGTTGCTGCGTCAAACGGTCCAAACTCTGTTTCAAGTACGGGGCTAGTTGGGGTTAAAGTGTGCGCACTACTGGAGTTGTCAGTAAAGGGAGCATCCCCTTGAAGAGCCAACAATACTGTACCAGATACCGCAGTTAGGTTGGAAGTAGGTGGCGTAAAGCTAGAAGTATAAAGTGCCGTCCCTTTGACAACGCGGACATTAGAAAGATATCCATCATATCCAAAACCATTATAGTTAGCGTAATACCTACCTATTACACCACGTTGAGAAGAACCTAAATCATCACTATTAGATTCAGTAGAAACAGAGGTTCCATTTACCCACAGCGTAACGGCAGTCCCACTTCTTGTAAGTGCAACATGGGACCATTGCCCTATAGTTAAAGTTGTACCCTTGTCTTCACCGCCACTAGCGGAATTAAAGTCATAGTTTAAACCACCAGTGTTATAGGTGCCTAAGACTAAACCTGTGTTAGATGCTGGAGGATTATCTCCAGAAGGTATTTCCATAGTGCTAAAGAACCCAGAAAAACCACTTTGCGTTCTTGGATAGACAAACATCTCAACTGTAAAATCGCCTGTACCAAAACCAAAATCGGTTGTAGACGCTATACTTAAATATCCAGATTCATTATCATTATCGCCATTAAGGGCAAAGTCTCCTCCGCCGCTACCATAGCTTTGCCCAAGGTTTAAACTGTTGTCGATGTTTTGACCTGTTCCATTCCCCGTGTACATGTACGTGGAAAAGACCTCATCTGTGTCCACGGCTACATTACCCGCAGTGGGCCAGACACCTGCTTCCGTATATTTCGCTGCCTCACTAAGCGACCAAACCCCGGGTGCCGCGCCACTTTCAAGGTTACTGGTGGGATCGACTTTCGTCTTCGTGATTATGTTTGCTTGATAACGTTTATCTGTCATTCAACTAAGTCCCACGAGGTTGTTTCTTCGTTCCATGTGTATCGGTTGCCGTCCGTAGGCATAGCGACAGGTGCTTCCCAATGACATGTCGTTTCATTCAAAACCCAACTTGCGTATGGCTGTGGAGCAATAAACGCATCGCGTGTGCTGTCGTAGGTATAACCTTTACTCGCAAAGTTTTTGCGCATGTTTCCGTTATAGCTTGTCTGCTTCCATGTTCCGCCAAACAAACTTTGACAAAACGCTACACCTCTGTCTTCACTTTCCTGAAATGAGCCATCAAGAAGAAGGTCGTTTTTTACAACAATCACTCTTAGTACTATGTTGTTTTCGTCGAGTTCTGCAAAATGAGCCATTGTTACACCGATATTACTATTGAGTGAGCCGCGTAATAGTCACCATTAGAGTTCTGAGTATACCTTGTTCTCATCGTTGAAAAACCGCCTTGAGTGTAATCAAAGTACGATATCTTATAACACGGTTGAGAAAATACCCCGCCTGAAACATCATGCACTTCCGATTGTTTTATAAACCCTGCATAAGGGGCAACCGTATCTGAATATATATTACTTCCAGTACGATCCGTTTGAACATTTATAAGAAGACCTGAAGTATTAATTCCGCTAGTTGGAATATTACCAGACGCTTCACTGACTACTGTTCCACTTACCGAGTTTGCTCTGGCAGGAATTTGCGTTGCTCGAACAGAGGGTGTGCTATTGTTGCGCACAATAAACATTGTAGCCACGCCATAAGTTCCAACTTGGGCTGTGTTTGACGTAGTTAAATAAAGATAACCGCCAGTTATGGTGCCAGATGTTAATGAGTTTATCACATAAACAGTGTCACAGTAATTAGTTTGCCCACCAACACCTGCTTCGCTCCATTGATAATCTGTGGAACTATCTGGAGTAAGACTTAACGTGGACTCATTGGACGGATTACCGCTGCCATCGTATCCAGAAAAACCCTGAACAACAATAGCGGTATCCCCTGCCTGCGTTCCCGAAGGAAAGGTTATGTTTGTACTTGTGGCGGAATTAGGAAAGTAACCCGTGCCTGTGCCAACAAAAGTGACATCAGTAGGGTCTGGAAAAGGCCAGTTGCTATCTGCAACAGCCTGCATATATTCTCCAAGGTTCCATTTTCCAGAATAATTAGGCATTAGAACGTAATACTCCCTGAACCCGTAAAGGTGTAAACATAGTCAGAACCTACAGTTGTTTCTGTTGGAGAACCCGTAGTTGATGCGGCCTGCTGTGGGGCGCGAAGAATAACAATACCAGACCCGCCTGCTCCAGAAGCCGCTTCGTAGGACGATCCGCCGCCACCGCCGCTGCCAGTGTTGGCAGTTGCCGTGCCACCCGCTACATTTCCACTAGAAGCCTTACCGTCACCGCCGCCTGCACGACCAGCCCCTGCTCCTAAAGATACAACGTAACCTTGGTCCATACCGCCGCCACCGCCGCCAGCGCGGGTTACACTTGATCCAGTTATTGTGCTTGCTAGGCCATTACCGCCATCGCCGCCGCCTGTGCTTGATGAGGCACCTGCGCCTGCGGAGCCTGCACCGCCGCCGCCACCCGCGCCGTTGTTGTTGTCGTTATTTAAAGGTAATCCCGCACCGCCATTAAAGCCTTGATTGGCTGTACCAGTACCCCTAGAGGCGTTGTTGCCTGATATACCACCACCAGAACCACCGTTGCCTGCGGCTGTATTGTTGTTACCACCAGACCCGCCACCAATAGACGTAAGTGTGGTAAGACCTGAACCCGAAATAGATGAATCACTACCATTATTTTGAGCTAGACCGCCTGCGCCACCAGCACCGACTGTAACCGTATATGTTACACCCCCACTTAAAGCCAAAGCAGTTTCGGTTGATCCACCCCCACCTGATGGATCACTACCATAAGATGTCCGATACCCTCCTGCTCCTCCGCCCCCAGAACCTGCGGTGGAATAACTTGTAGGATATCCCCCAGAACCGCCTCCTGCAATAAGAAGAAAATCAACATTCAGCGCAGGTACAGCCGAAGAACTATCCGCGCTATAAGGGCTAACCCCATAAGCATTCACTGCAAGAACTTTACAGGTGTAAGAGGTTCCGTTGGTAAGTCCCGTAATCACAATAGGTGATGATGAGCCTGTTGCACCTACAGTATTACCCGAACTATCTTCTGCTACCGCAATGTATTCGGTGATCGCGCTGCCACCCACATCTGAAGGAGCCGTAAATGTAATAGAAATCTGCTCATTGCCAGAAGTAGGCGTACCAATAGTTGGCGCATCAGGCGCATTTAGACCATCTTGTCCGCCAATAAATCCACCAACCATTATTCAGTCCTCTTACGAAATCTCTTCGTAGCTTACAATTACTTCAAGGTCATTCGCGGCACCCGCTGTTGCCGTAATAGAACGATCCTCTTCCAAGTATAGCGCAGTGTTTTTGTCCAAAACAACAAGAGATGCATCCGCAGGTACAGAAACTGTACTAACTAAGGAGTACGCTGTGCCCCCACCAGATGCCGCACTGTGTACGTCAATCGTAATGTCCGCAGCCGCTGTGCCGTCTACGTTCGCTACTTGGATCATATTGATCTTGAAAACCTTACCGCTTGATGCGGCGTTACTTACAAGAGTTGTCTGTGATGTTGTAGAAAGCGCAGTCGTAGACGAAATGCCTGTGATTGTGCTTACATTTACAATATTTGGTGCCGCCATT